CGACGGGCAGTCTGAAGGTCGTAACCGGTACGCAACTCCAAACCCGCCCGTTCGAAAGCCTCTTCTACGAGTTCCCGAAACTCAGGGTTGAAAGTTGAGATACCGCTTGTCGTCATCAGACCATCCGACCCTTCGTCTTGCCCTTGATGGCGCAGCCATCACGACCGCCGCGCCCGGTGGAGCCACCTTCTGCGTAAGTCATGCCGCCACCCATCATCTTGCCCTTGCCATCAGCCGCGAAGAACGGAACCTTGGAGCCGCCCTTATCGACCATCTTGAGGCTACCGCCTGCGGCGTAACCCATCATTCCACCTTTCTTCATGTCCTCTTCCTCCATCATGTATTCCATATCATCGTCGTCGCGCTTCTTACCAGCGCCGATTGCAACGATCATCATCGGTCCTTTGCCTTTCATGCTCGTGTCCTCCCGCGCATAGCGCAGCCATCAATGCTTCCGCCCATTGCCTTTCTCTCAGGCTTGCTCATGCCAGCCTCAGAAAGGGCGATAGCCACAGCCTGTTTCGGGTTCCGGACAACCGGACCCTTCTTGCCAGAATGCAGTGTTCCCTCTTTGAACTCCCGCATCACCTTCTTGACCTTGCCAAGACCGCCCGGTTTGGAAACCTGCTGGGCCATATTGGCGCGTGACATTGCCATCTCATTTACCTCGCTGCCGGAACGGCCTTACTTTTTCTGCAACGGCTTTCGGTTGCGCGACGAACTGCTTGCCTTGGGCTTTACCCTTACGCTTGGCGGCGGTGGTACGGGCATATTCCGAAGGCGAGAGAGCCTTGATCGCAGCCTCTGGTAGATATCTTTCACCAGTTTCACTACTCGGTTTTCCACTCTTCGTCCTCCATTTCTGCTCAGTCCAAGCCTTCAATGAACGCTGTGTCGCTTTCATCTGATCGGCCCACCTACGATCCAAGCATCGCAAGTACGCGCACCGGCACACTTGAAATGGAAGAGTTCGCAGTACCCCAAATTGCTTGCCTCGATGACATCCATCGAGTAATCCTTATGAGGCTTGTCACCGGCTTCCATTCCCTTGGAGATGCAATCCAGCATCTGCTTGGTCTGGATGAATGCCGCGCAGTTCCCACAACGGGACTTCTGAGCCTCATCGACATCCACCGCCCACATCTTCGCCTTGGCCTTCCAGAACTTATCTGAAGGCTCATCAGGATTCAGTGGGCCGTAGCCGTATTCCTTGATGGCGTGGTTGCGATTCTTCAGGTTGACATGGACATCCATCGTCGCCACAGGGCAAGACTTTCCCTTGCCATTCTTGTAGGACTGTTTGATGGCCTGTCCAATCGCATCCTTTTTGACCCGCATAGCCATCAGTTCTTGTAGCCGCCTCCGGCTTCCTTGTACTTCTTGGCAAGCAACTGCGCCTTACGAGCGGACCACTGACCTGATGCTGTGCCTTGGACTGCGGAACCCTTGATCTGGTTGAACAGTCGCTTACGCATCTCAGGCTTGGTGTAGTTCCCAGCCGCGTTGACTTTGCTCTTTGCCTTAGCCATTACCACTTCACCTTATCAGCCCAATACGCCGCAGACATCTTGCCCTTGGCGATGTTGGATGCATGACGAGACTTGAACGACTCACGGCGCTTGCGATAAGACTCAGACTCTCCTGATTTCCTAGGAGAGCCTGATACGCCTTGCTGACCAAAGCGGATGGTCTTGATCTGATCGCCAGACTTGGCGACCACGACATGCGACTTGGTCGGATGACTTGGGGTTCTCTTAGGCTTGTTGAACCCAGAGACACCGGCCTGTTTCAGTCGTGAGTCTCCTGTAGCCATGACTCACCCGCAGAGAACTGTGACCTTAGACACTTGATCCAGCGTCAACACCGCGAAGTCATTGTTTCCGCTCTTCGTGGTCAAAAGACCCTCAGGAGGAACCATGGCATCGTTTGCAGTGCTGTCGGCTGGGGTGAACAACTTCAGCAGCGTGGTGTTGTTGGGCTTGGCGGTGAAGGTAATGCTACCCTCGACCGACGAAGCCACATAGATCACCTGCTTGATACGGGTGCGGGGGAACGCAAGGTCACCGCCGTAACCGATCTTGATGCCACCGGTCGAAGCCGCGCTGATGCTGATGCTGTTGACACGGGTGTAGTAGTTGGTCGAATAGACCACGGTCGCGCTCGGGCCTGTAACGGTCTCCGTCACGATGCCGTCGTAACCCGTAGCACCAACCTTGACACCGGTGACGGTGAAGGTCTTGTTGGCATCCGCGCCATTGGAGGTGATGGAAACCTTGTAGCCAGTTCCGTACTGACCTACATCATTCGCCAGAAGGGCGATGTTTCCAGACGCAGCAATGGTCGCAGAGGAGCGGAAATAGTCATCGTCGCTGGTCGGGTTAACCGCCCAGATATCGTACTGTGCCATAGAGAATCCTCCGTTTTAGGGGCAATCCCCAGTCAGATTAAACGGTGACGCTCTTGTACAGGGCGATATACGCGGTGGTCGCTCCGACCAGAACCTGAATGTAACCCTGCTGGGCCGACACTGCGCCCGAAGCCGCGTTGACCACCACACCAATCTTGGTGCTGCCAACCGTCAGGGAGGTGCAGAGAAGGTTCGTGATCGTGCCGGAAGCAGCGGTCAAAACGGTGGCAGAGACATTGCCAACCACTGCGCCGATGAAACCATTGTCCGACTCAACCGGACCAGAGAAAGTAGTCTTAGCCATGTTTAAACCTCGTATGCGAGTTGCCTGCCAGTCTGCATACCGTCAGCCGGGTCTGTCTGGCAGGCTAAATTATCCCGGTAGTGCGATTAAACACTACACATGCACAAAAAGAAAGGGGGGCTTTCGCCCCCCCTTCCATTCCGACCCTATCAGGTCGAACCCGGCGAACCGTAGATGCCAAGCGGATCGCTGACACCAAACGAGTAACGCTCACGGGCCTTGTACCGGACATTCCCGGTATCAAAGTCTCCATCCATGGAGGTCGAGAGCGGGGTACGCACGAAGTGCTTCATACCGTTCGGGACATCCGTGATGATGAAGAAGGCGTTCGTGTCAGTCAGGTAATGATTGACAGCGTAGCCTTCCGGGATAGCGCCCATGTTGCGGATCGCGTTGATGTCGTTGTCGGCGGTCGCCGTGCGGAGAGTGGTCTCCATCAGGCGCTCGGCAACGAACATCAAGTTCGACGGCACAACGAGACGACGAGGACGGGCGGCGATCAAGAGACCGCGCTCGTCCACATAGTTCGCAATCGAGATGATTGCGTCTTCCAAGGAAGTCTCGTTGAGGTCCGCACCCACGGTCGGACGGTTGGCATTGGTGCCACCGCTGACCAAGGGGTGAGCCGTGCTGAACAGCGTCACACCGTCTCCCGACTGGAAGGTGGTGAAACCGTTGTTGAGCAGAGCCGCAGCCTTGACCTGCTTGGTGTTCGCCATACCACGGGCGAGAGCCTTGGTGTAACGAGCAGAGAGTTGGTCATAGAGATTGTCCTCCATGGCCTCCTCAGTGATCGAGAACCCCATGGCGATCGTCTCGTGGTTATAACGAGCCGTCCAAGCCTCCTGCGCGTTGTCGTAGGCAATGGCCTGACCTTCCTGCTTGACAGGGGCCGTGCCGAAGCCCGACAACTTGACTTCCTCTTCGAAAGCCTTCTCGGAGTTTTCGGTCTCATAGATGAGGGTATGCTCATCTTCGTACTTCTGGTACTCCAAGCCGAACAGGGCGTTAAGCCCCGGCAGGAGTTCCTTCAGCATCTGTGCGCGTGAAATAGCCATTTCTCAGAACTCCTTTAGGCAGTGACGCTACTGTAGTAGCCGTGGGTCAGAACATTGAGTTTGACCAACAACTCACGGTAGATCGTGAAGACAACAGTCGAAGCAGAGGGGATAGCCGTCACCGAACCCGGCACCGCGATAGCGGCGTTCAGGGTAAGCGAGGTATCACCGACCGCAGCCGCCACGCTGAGGAACGAACCAGTCTCAATCAACTGACCGTTCGATGCGTAGTAGGCCACGCTCGTGCCGACCGGGAGAGCCGCCGGAGCGCCCGAACCCGTGAGGGTAAGGGTCGTGCTGGAGGACGAACCCGTCGCCGTGTACGAAAGCGAGGTCTCAGGGACCACGCCAACGCAGCGCAGCGGGAGGATGCTGGTCGCAGGCGTAGCCGAAGGCGCGAGGATCGCGTTCTTCGAATTGCCCGTGTTCACATTACCCGTGTTGTCAACAGCCGAAAGGTTGGTTCCGACCAGCGCATACGCGCCCGATGCCATGACCGTAGTCGCAGAGCAGACCGCAGCCTTGAACACAGTGTCCGGATCGTCAACGACATACGCCAACGCATCACCAGCCA